TATGCAGTTATTTCCGCTTGGGCTTCACAAGCTAAACCTGATAAATGCCCTGCATGTAATCAGGAATGGAAACCTAAAGATGAATTTAAAGGTAAGACCCTTAGTGCCATCACAGCAGAACTCATTGAAGAAGCTGTTCACAACAGGCTCCGATGAACTCCTCAGAAAAAATCGCTTACGCAGAGGAGCGAATTAAACAATTAAAAATTCTCATCAAACATTGGAAAAACAATGAAAAAAAAGCTCTTCTATGACATTGAACCCGATGCTTATCGGGCTATGACATCCGCAGAATATGAATGCGAATGGACTCCAGAAGTATGGACTTATCAAACAAACCTAGACGAGGCTAAACATGCTGTTACCGCAGAGATCGAACGCATCCAAAAGCTATGCCCAGACCACAAGATATTCTTGGCCTTGGGTGACTCCAGTAACTTCAGGTACGGTGTCTATTCCAATTACAAATCGAACAGACGTAAATTTAGAAAACCAGCAGGGTATTCAGTATTACGGCAATGGTTACGTGACACATTTGAAGTCATCACGCTTCCATTAACTGAAGCCGATGATGTTGTAGGAATCCTTGCAGATCAAGAGAGTGGAGATGTTATCTACTCAAGAGATAAAGATTTAAAAACTATTCCAGGCTTACATTTAAACGCTGAAGGCAAGATCGAAAAGATTCAACAATTTGATGCTGATCAATTTTTTTATCAAACGATTTTAACGGGCGATGCTACTGATGGATTCCCTGGATTAAAAGGCTACGGCCCAGTTACAGCTAAGAAATTACTTGCTGAATGTACTAGCGAATTAGAAATGTGGGAGAAGGTTAGAGCTGCTTATCTAAAGGCAGCAGCTAAAGATCCTGATGTGCCAGACATACTTTCTCAAGCTAGGTGCGCGAGGATTTTAAGACAAAACGAATATGACTTCACGGCTGAAAAACCAGTCGAATGGGAGCCACCAACGTCTATCGAAGGCGTTTTTATTCCTACATACCACGACTAACTATGTCAGCAACTCCAAGATTTAAAATCGACGATTCTGTAAACAAAAAGAAAACCTCTGGAATGTATACAGCAATCGGCCCTTCCGTTGGGAAAATTGTAGAGATGAGGGTGAAGGAAAATAAGAAAGGTACTCCAGGCTATTACTGCACAGTTAAATGGCCTGATGGGAGAACTTCAGAACATGCCCAGCACATGCTTATACCAGCTCCATAAAGGGGTGCTTATTTCTGTATATCATGCTTAAAATAACATCAACGACCCTGCAGACCTAGCTTATGGCTGATCAAACAACAAAGAAACCACAGGAAAAGAAAGTTGAGAAAAAAGTATTAGACAACGAAGATCAACCTGAGTATCAAGAAAAGATAATGTTTCTTGTGTCTACAACTGCCCAGGGAGCCATTCTTTTTTGGTGTATTTGCGTCTTGTCTCTTGGATATATAAAATTGCCAACGTCAATGTTCGGAGTAGAGATCCCAGACCAGCCAAGAATCGACTCGACTTTTGCGGCTGGATTATTAGGAAATATTTTGGCAGGCTGGGGGATCAGTGTTGGATCTAATAATGGCAATAAAAAGAAAAAGAAAGAAGAGGAAGGGGTTGGTATTCCATCAGGCCCAGGTGTTCAGACAATTATTGTTAAACAGCCGCTTGAAATCATAACAAGGAAACCTGATGTACTTCGGGTTGATCCTATAACTGGTAAAGATATAAAAAACGATGGGAAACTCCTATGAAACGACTACTAATTCTTTTCCTACTAGCATCACCAGCTAGTGCCGATATTCATCACACTATTTCAAAATCAACAAGCCTAACGGTAGGAGGTGCTCAAACTCATGTAAAAAGAATTGGTACTAGCTTTTCAATTAGTGGTTCAGGAGTTGACGTAACAAATGGAACTACCGCTGGGACTCTTTCAACAGGGACTATTACTAGCGGTGTTTATATCCCTGGAACTATTGCAGCAACTCAGAACGCAACAAGTGGCGAGGCATTTAGTTTTAGCGCTAGCTATACACAAGGCGATGCTTTAGCTACAAGCGCACCTACAACAGGAGCTGTTCAAAACTTCTCAGATATTACAAGCACCGCAGGGGGCACAGCCGGATCGCTTGCCGGTACGATCACAGATACAGCCATTGGTTTGACGGCTGGAGGGCATAACACGACGGCTATAGGACAAATAATTAATGAAATCGTGGTTAAGTAAATTAGCTTTGCTATCTATTACTTTTGCCCCACAAGTTAGGGCTGAAAAAATAGTGCCAAATTTTCAGCAGGGAGTTTTAAATAATCACACCGAAACTAAAAGCGTGATTAATCGCGAATTAATTATTTATGAATTTAGAACAGGCTACCAATTTACAGTCGGGGGGAATAATGTACAACCATCAACAACAAATATTTCGCCTTCAGGTTTTATAAAAACACAAGGGACAGTATCAGGAACAGCTACAACTTATGTCATGCCGGATCTATCAGCTAAACCTCAATACTCAATAGTAAATGAAGGCGCAGCGTTTAGTTATTACGAAACATTGGAATCGCCAGGGATTAGTTCTATGACTAAAATAATAGAAGAACAAACTATAGAAAGTATCTCAGATAGTACAAGTACTTTTCAATGAAGCATCTATATTTAGCTCTTTTATTTATTACTTTACCTGTTAAATCCCTCGCACAAAGTATTAATACAAGCTCACAATCTACTGGGTCAGTAGTTAATCAAGCGGTTCAGATCGTTCCTGCAAGACAGTTCCAATATCAATTAGGAGCTAATCAAGTTTGTCAAGGAGCAACATTAAATATATCGCCGTTTCTTAGTGCTACAAACAGCTTTGGCGCACCTTATCAACCCTATTATCCTAGAAATATCTACTCAACGAAAGATATAGTAGGTGCTTTTGATGCAGATAATAATCCAATTGGAGACGGCGAACCAGACGAACCTACAAAGATAATAAGAACAGAACAAGTAAGAACAGGGATGCAAGAATCTAACACAAGTTTAAACGGTGGAATAACAATGACTTTCTCTATTCCTCTGGATAGATCTGCCATAAAGCTTTGCCGCAAGGGGATGGAAAGACAAGTCGAAATGTACGAAGCATCTTTAGCATCAAAAAGATTGAATTATGAGATGTCTAGATTAGCTACCTGTGGTAAGCATATTCGTGAAGGTACAATTTTCGTTGGAGAAATGGCAAAGATATGCGCAGATGTAAGAGTAGTTTCGCCTCCTAATGTTGAGCATACCCACGCTATTTCTTCCGATCTCTCTGTAACTTCTGACGCTCAAAAGTAGATAATACTTTCTGTTTTTTACCAATCATTTTTTTTACTTTAGCTATTAACTTTTTATATAGTGGCTTTAATGCTTTGGTCAAGATAGGAGCTAAAAGAGTTGCACTTGTAGCCAATAATGTGATCCCAAACGTGGTGGCAGCGACCGAGGGACTAGGCAGATACTTGTCTGCAATATTAGTTGGCCCCCATATCTCAAGACAGTTATCTCCAACCAGCTCGAACCCGATTACCTTTTCCTTTGCTTGTGCATTTCTTATATCACCTAACCGATACTGTTGATCTTTAGCCGGACATTCAATATCTTTCTCTCCTAAATCAGAAAGTTTGAAATCAGTATCATCATTATTATTATTTTCTTCTGTTTTATTTTCGTCTTCAGGAGGGTTAGGGGTAGGAGGTCTTTTTATAATTTGCATTTTCACAGGGTTATATCTCATCGGTTCAAAAAACGGAAAGATAAAATCAAATGATGGGTTTTCTACGTTTAATTCTCTTGTTATTTCTCTAGTAGTAGGGAGACTATTAATTTTGGGTATGCCAATTTCATTAACTTCTATCTTTTCAATCTTCACTAGCAATCCACGAAGTCACCACCAATTTCTCGACCTAACGAAGATGCTTTTTTATTAGCGATTGAATTAGCTAACCATCCAACAATAGGAATATTAGAAAGGACACTTGATGCAGGCGTAGAGGTAATTAAAGCACCGCCCACTATCTCCCCTTGAGATTCAGCACTGCCTTTATCTTTGATGCACTGCAAATATTCAGCAGTCAATCTTGCATTATCTACAGGATGATGAGCGATGTATTCTTTTCTTGTGTAGTTAGTCTTATTATTCCAGCCTCCTGTAGTCTCGCTACTGTGCAAGATAGTTTTCGGCTGGTGCATATTATGTGTAACAAGAATTTCTAAATCACCAGATTCAGAACGGTTATACCTCATTTGACTGGCACTATTTTCAGTCGTTTGTAATCTCGCAAGATCAGGAATCTTATCTTTACTTGCATTTGATAGCAGCGTTAAGGACATTAGGTTGCTAGAAATTAGCCCTACTCCTAAGAGCCCAGGGAAAAAATATTCTTTCATTACTTAAATGGTATTGCTGGCCCAGTTGTAGGGGGTATCTTTATTTGATTTTGAATAGTATCAACCATTTGATTCTGAAGGGTCAGTATCATATTGTTCATAAATTCAACTCGTTTCATATACATTACCCCTCCAGCAGTTACGACCATTAAGGACATAACAAATGATGCTACTGACATAGCATTACAAATTTTTTGCAGCATTAATTCTACGGCCGTGTAGATATAGCCTAGCTATTCTTATTAACTATGCAAATAAGATGGATGGGATTTCCATTTAGGCGTGTGCATAATAGATAAATTTGTCTCCCGCATCATTATGAGCATCGTTACCTCCAGTCAAAGTGAAACCAGTTGAAATTGGGGCACCGTAATCATAACTAAGTTGTGCAGCATCTGAATTTAATCTCAAATAATTATCATTACCTGAACCCCATCCACGAGTTGTATCTAGTACTATCCAACCCGCAGCAGTAGTGATGTTTTTTATAATGACGAATCTGGGGGCGAAGCCGGTCGTAATTGTTTGTGAAGAATCTGAGCCGTCGTAATAACCAACCTTGCTGATGCCCGAAACACTGCTGAACAGCATACATAATAGGTCTTCATCATCTCCATTGGCCCATGAATGAGTACCAACAGTAAAATGTGTTGCCGTAGGTGCTGTGTTATTGAATATAACTTCTCCACTACTCTCA